GACTTCATTCACGCTCGCGACTCCGTTCTGTAGCATCGTGGCATAGCCGGCCATGCGCGTTTGGAAGTCGCCGCGCAGAAGCGCGTTGATGTTATGCCTGAAGATATAGCCCTCCGATTTTTCCTCGTCGGTTAGAACGCATCGCCACAATTCCTGTTCCCATCGGCCGAGCCAGGTCGCGAGCGTCATCTTCACGAACTCCAGCGCAAGTTGCTCGATATTCGAAAACGTCGCGCGCGAAAGATCGCCGACGAGATGCGGACTCACAAGGAACCAGCGACAAATCTCGTGAATCGTGAACAGCCGCGTCTCAAGCGCCTGAGCGTCAACCATGCTTAAGCCGGTCTTCTCATACTTCATTCCAGGCGGGAGAATCGGTACTTTGTGCGGCTCTCCGTATACCTTCTCCCAGTCCGCGCGGAACTTCTGGTACATCTGGTCATCCTTGAAGTCTTTTTCAAGGATGATGTTGTACGGTACGCGCCCACCGTTTGCCCAGAAACGCGCGATGTTTCGTTCTGTCGCGATCGCCGTGCCGATCGACTGCCGTCCCATCGTGATCACGGAATAGCCGCGGATCCCATCGAAGCCGAGGCCGCGGATGTGCAGAATGTCATGCGGCTTTCCACGCGTCACGGTGTACGTCTTATCGGACTCGCCCGGGCTCTTGATCACATATACGAGCCGCTTCTGTCCTGTGGTTTCACGATCCATCAGGACCTGCTGCGGAAGAATCGCGTCGAGCTGAATTGCCGTTCCCGTTCCACTGCGGCGTGTGATCTTCGCGAAGGAATTGCCCTGCAGGACACAATGCGACGTCAGGAGTTCCGTGAATCCCTGCGCTGTGATCTCATCGTTAGGCGCGTTTTTTAGGGCCGTGTACATCGGGTGTTTAACGGCCGGCTGCTTATCGACGCCCTTCTGCTGCAGCATTAGGCAGGGAATGAATCCGACAGACTCGCTGATGATGCGATTACAGGCCCACACGACCGAATGATTGAGTGCGGTCTCAAGCGAAACTGGCTCGCCAGACCACGCCGGAAGTCCGCCAGACAACAGCGCGTAGATGTTCGGGTATCCATTTCGGAGATACCATCCTGCGGTGATCGCGTCGAAGGAAACCCCGACGCCATAGTATTTTTGTTCGAGGCCCAGCGACTGTACCACGGGAGCGCTGAACCGATCGAGAAGCCCCTTAAACGCAGACGTGAGCGCTGGCAGCATTAGCCGATACTCCGAAGTCCGGTGTAGGTAATCGTGTTGCTCTCGGCCGCGAGTACGCGCGCCATCGCGTTCGCGATCGCGGCGATACCGTCAATACGCGCCGTGGATTTCTCGCGATCCGGCTTAGCGAACATCTTATTATCTCGACCGTCCGTGATCGTCGCCGCGCATCCGGCCTGCCAGCGCAAGACAGGATGCTTTCCGTGGCGCAGTTTCCCCGCGACGACGAGTTCTATGATTTTCTTCGTCGCTTCGCTTAGTGACTGATAGCCCTGCCGAACCTCCACACACTTAAAGCCTCGTTCTATCATCGGCACAGAAATCTGCCGAGAGTTCCAGGGATCCCACGCGATTTCCTGAAGGTCAAACATTGACGCGCCCCATTCGAGCCGCGCCCGCATATCGCGGTAATCGATCACAGCTCCAGAACAGACCTCGATCCAGCCGTCTTCGGACCATTTCTTTAGCGGCACGCTGAGTTTGATTTCGAGTCGCCGTAGCCGCGCTTCGGGTAGCCAGAAAAACGGAAGCACGTCATACGATTCCCCGTCCTCGTTCGGAAACACGAAACCGAGCGCCGTCATGTCCGTCGTCATCGAAAGGTCAACGCCGGCCCAGCACTTTCTCCCGACGAAGTGACCCAGTAGATCGTGGTCGAGAGTTCGAAGCAAGCGCTCCGTCTGATCGCTGAGACGGAACGGTAGTGACTCCGAATCTGGCAGAAGTCCCTTAGCCTCCCAGTCGCCCGACGACGCATCCCACTGCGCCATGTCAAGCGCACGGTCCTCTTTCTGATCCCAGATGTTCAGAAAGTATCGCCTGAATGACGTTAGGTCGCCCTCGGATAGCGCCGACTCGTATTCCTTGCGGATTCGTTCTTTCTCCAGGAATCCTCCGTTCTCGATCAGCGATGGATTCGCTTTGATCCAGGTCGCCGGATCGCCAGGGTCATCGTTCTTCCCGGCGCCGTAGATCCGGCCGAAGAATCGATCGTCGGTAACGATGCCTTCCTGGATTCGGCGCGTCTTTTCGTGCAGACGCCAGGCGAGCGGCGATTCATCCCGCACGCCGGCCGTCGTGATGGCAATCGTCAGCATCTGCTTTCGGGTGATACCGCCCTTGGAAAGCACATCCCAGTTCTCTAGCTGCTTGCGGGTTTTCCAGCGGTGAACTTCGTCCGCAACGAAGAATGCCGGATTTACGCCGTCGCCCAAGTCGCCGTCAGCGGCGATTGCCGCGTAGAACGAGTCTGGATCGTCGCGCCTCACGATTCGGTTCGTCCCTCGCATAATCCGAAGGCGCTTCTTGAGCGTCGGCGACTGCTCGACCATCTTGCAGGCCGCGCGGTAGACATTTAGCGCCTGGCGCGTCGCAGCTGCAGCTCCATATACTTGGCAACCGGGCGCGTCCGATAGCACCAATACTAATAGGACAATGCCCGCCACAAATTCCGTTTTCCCTGTTTTTTTTGGCACTTCTAAATAGACCATCTCGATGACACGTTTGCCATCGTCATCAACGCGGCCGAAGATCGCCTCCAGAGCTTCCTCTTGCCACGGGCATAGATAGAACGGCTTTCCCCACCATTCGTCTGCCGTGTGCTTGAGAATATACTCGAAAAAATTAACGGCCGAATCAGCTTTGTCTTGTGAAAACGGCACACAAACGCTACTGGATCACCCCTGGAACACCAGCAGTCTGCGACTCGCGCCGTCGCGGTTGGGACAACAGTTTCGCCAGGTCGTCGACATCGTCATCCCTTTCGACCTTTAGCCGCGTGCGTGCTACCGGTGATAATCCGAATTCAGAGCAAAACGCCCGAACCTGTTTCCAAGCCAAGTTACTGATCGCGATCGCCGGATGGTTCTTGACCTTCAGGACCACCTTATTGCCAGAATCGTCAATGATTGATTCCTCGACGACGAGGCCCTCTTCGGCAAGGATCAAGTCCGCCTCGACCGCTCGCGAGTAGCCGACGCAAGCACCCTCTAGCATCATTGCGTCCGGCCGGCTATCGAGTTTCATCGCCGCGAGTTCCTCTCGCCAAAAGTCCCACGCGAGCCGAGCTCGGCCCTTCAGGTGGAGCGGACAAGCAGGCAAGCCGCGCGCAGGCTTAGGCTCCAGATCCAGCCGCTCCTGAAGTTTCCCCTTGCCATGCTTCCGCGGGTCGCCCTCAGCTATCTGTCGCGCAGTCGGTTTTGGTTTTCTGCCTCTCATCAGGTAATTTTTACATTAAATCCAGAGAGAATTAAATTTCGCGGATTTTTAAATTTTGGCGCGCAACGGTTACGAGGCTTTTCAGCTCAGAGATGCTGATCACCCCCCCCCATGCTCGCTTCCCCGTGAGCGCTCGATTCTAGTTTTCTTGCCATGACAAACGCTGCAGCGAGTCTGCATGTTGTCGAGATCCAGCCTAAGTTCAGGGCGCTCCTCAATTGGGATCAGATGGTCAGCGTGGAGATGCCTGCGCTTTGCTGCATACTCACGCCTGAGGAAGTCGAGAATCTCGCTGGTGTGAGGAAGTGGCAGTTGTGCCTGCGTGAAAGCAAGCACGACTTCAGGCTCCCAGCCACAATCGACGCAGCGAAAACCGTCGCGCTCAAAACATTTGACGCGCAAACGTTTGTGCGCTGCATCATATCCACGCTCTGCGGTCTTCTGCCGTGGGCGAGGCTGATTGGGGCGATGTACCGTAGGTAGCTGCATCAGGCAGATAGGTCCTTGTCCCAACCAGGCCACGGGCCAGCTACTGATGCCGCGCTGTTGCGCCAGCACAACTCGAACCTTGCCTGATTTTCTATTGCAATCATTTTCCGAACCGTAGATCCGCGGGTTATCAGCTTATATCGCGTTGGATCGATCCTAGCTCGTGCTACAGCGAAGTCCCGCGTCACGACCAGCGCCTCGCCAGACACGAAAAGCTTGATTAAGCGGTGCTGTGGCAGTGCAGAGAGGACTGTAACGATGTCTGTCGTGACTATGGGCACGGTAGGCAGACGCGGAGTGCAGCGATGCAGGATATGGCTTGCATCAGGCTTCGCGTCCTTTGTCCGGTGGACAATCCGGTTACAAGCCGAATGGTATCATACTTATTGAGACGCAGCTTACGCGATGCGGTGGTAGTCCGCTAATTGTGTGTACCTGACGGCGGCTTAGCGGTGAGCACGTCGATGTAGCCTCTCTTTCTCTCTGTTCATGCGACCGCCGACTCCTGTGCCGCCGGCAACTGCTTGTGCAACCAGGGACGTAAATTGTTCGCAGGAACCGCGAGAAAATCCCCGTCAACCGAACTGCAATAGATCGGCGCTGTCACACCACGAACAAACGCCGTCCCATTCCGGATCGCTTTGACCTGTACGAATTCTCCAGCGGGAAGAAACGCATATCCCCCGGGCGGGATGCAGCCCTGGACGATTCCGCGTCGCCGCAACCATTCGCGCACAATCTCGCTTTGCGCGGCATCATGCATTGGGACGTGATCTTCCCAGCCTCCGACGCAGTACATTCCGCGGCCGTGACGGTTCAGATTCGCTGGCCACGCCTTCGGATAACGCAGCGCCCGCGAGCGACACCGCTCGCAGATCCATTGCTTCCAGATGATCCCAGGGCAATAGATCGGGTGGCCGAAGTTCCATTGAGTGTTCGCCGGTCGGTCGCATACGAAGCAGGTTCGGACCTCCTCGAGGTGCAGGCTATACCCGAATGGATTGCGCCAAAGTCCGCCTTCCGCCAACGGGATCAACTTGTCGCCGACAAAGTAGCGCTCAGCTTCATTTAGCAGCTTGATAATCTCGCCGCGAAGCAATTGCGCACCTGGTTGCTCCGGCTCCCAATCGGTTCTCTCGCAGGCGTCCCAGTTCAGTGCTGGGAGAAATCCCGCGCGCGGCCGCGGTGTGTGCCAGCGCACGTTCTCGATTGTGGACTCCGCGAATTTCAGGATGACGCGCCCGCTCGTAGCGCATCGTCGACAGTCCTCGTAATGGCAATCGTATTCATTGTGCCAGTTCACCCATTTGTATTGCCCAGTTCCCTGGCACACCTTACACGGCCTCTCGACGGCGACGATTCGCAGTTTGGCGATACCAAGGGCGAGCGCGTATTGAATCGTCCGGTTCTTCATCAGGTATACTGCCGCTTCCGCGTCGTGCATGTCGAACTTGGCGTCCCAAGATGCGCGGACCCAGGAGTTCAGCTTCGAAAGCGGCGTCAAGATCTCATGGATTTGAGACCCAGTCATAACCTCAGCGACCGCCTTTCCGCATTGGGACACTCGCGATAGTCTGGGCATGACCATCCCAAAGACACTTTCCCCATATCTGCTTCCTACACGTTGGCTGATCTGTGCGCCGCCCCGCTCGTGACGGCCTATTCCAGTCCCCACCAGCCGTCATCCGCCTGAACTCATAACCAGCAGCTCGAAGCGAAGTACCCGGTTCGGACTCAAGAATTGCTGTCTCTATATGGTGAAATCCCATAAGTCGAGCAATGCGGGCACATGCGGCGTAAAGTTTTGAGCAGGCGTTCTTTGTGCCGTCCGTTGCGAGACGGTTTATCTCCAATAGCGTGGCCTGTGGCAACAGTCTAGCCTTTGGCCTCCCGCAAATAGCGACACCGCAAAGCGTTCCATCCCGAATTACGCCGATTGACCAACGGTGTCCAACGACAGGAGCGTGATGCCGGTGAAACTGTCGGACGAAGTCATTGGCTTCGGACAGCGTGATTGGAATGATTCGTAACGCACTCATTTGACTATCCCTCGAAGTGTGCAGCTCCTTTGCGTACGGCGCGTGGCCGAGCATTGTGAGTAGGCGTTCTGGCTGCTCCCAGGAGACATCGATTGGCTCAGCCACTGGCATGGTGACAGTGCGCAGGACGCGAGACGTGCTCCAGCAGGAGCCGCAGATGTGCTGCTCATCACTGCGCTTCCAGCCGCGCGGAAGGCGTTTGCCCGTCTTGCGATGCTCTGATCCGCAGACATAGCAGCGGAGCAACGAATCTGCTTGGTTATCCATTGTCGATCCGTTTTTTGGACTTTTCGGCCTTCGCTCGGCCGCCCATTCTGGAGATAGCTTTCCGCCGCCGGGGGCTCACCTTTGCGGCGGCGGCCTGGCGCACCGCAGAATTAGCTCTCCAGCATCCGCACGAGACGATCCTGCCTTCGCGGAGGCGGCTGGCTCGCACTACCACCGTTCGCCCGCAATCGCAGGCGCACTTCCAGAGTGCGTGTCCGCCGCGAGTTT